CTCCGATCCCGGTCAACGTCCAGCTCACTCGCACTGCCATTATCCGGCCCTCGCCAGTTGCACCTTAAGCTCCAGGTATTCATTCCGCTCGTCGATGTTATCCACGCTTACCACCTCATACCGCGTACTGCCCTTCAGCAGCGCACAGGTCGTATCTACCCCAGACCGGTAGCGGATCAACACCGTGGCTGGCATCCTGGCATCCACCGCCTGGCTGGCCCACACCTCGCTGCCGTGTGCATTTTTCCAGCGCGCCCACACCGTAGCCACGTCGCTCCAGGTGGCAGATTGGTGCCCGCCCGAATCTTTCGTGGCCGTGCGGGTCTGGATCGTCACCGCCGTCCGCATCTCTCCCGGGTTCGTTGTTTTTGATCCGATTTTCATGTTACGCGGTCCTGAAATATGCCACCGTGGTCAGCGTCCGGCCATAAATATCCTCTGCTGCCGTCAACACGATCTTGTAATCCGTCAGCGCGCTCAGCGCGCTGGCTGGCGTCATCGTCACCCGTTTCAGAGTAACATCCAACGTGTTGGTAGTGGTCACCCCGGCCCCGGCTGCCGTTTGCAGCGCCACCTGGGTCGTCACGGCTGCCGCCATCTCATGGCTGAACACTAACAGCGGCCTGATCGACGTGGCCGCCGTCACCGTGCCATCTGCCGGATTGATGAACAGCAGCTCCAGGTCACTCTCCGGAATGCCATCTGTCTCCAGGATGATCGCCTGGGCCTCCAACTGGGTCAGCATGCCCATCATGCCAAACGCCAGCGCGCCCTCGCTGCCCATCATCGCCGGGTTCTCATGCCACATCGTGATCAGCATCTGCGCCGCGCTCTTGGCCAGCGGGTTGATCGGGTTGTCTGCCGTCCAATCGCGCCCCGTTGCGCGCTCGATGTACGCATCCACCAGTGGCAGCAGTTGCAACATCAACGCATCATCGTCGTCGCATCGCAGTACATTTGCCGCCTCGCCAGCCGTCAGGATGTTGGCCATGATCCCACCTCACTACACCAGGTACACCAGTTCGAGGAACTTAGCGCCGTCCGGCGTTCCACCAATGGCATAAATGTTTTGACTCACCGCTGCATTCACGGTCAGGCTGCCCGCATCTGATGAACCATCAAACAGATGTACCAGCAAATAGGCCGCGTTCTCGATCACCAGCGGCATGCCAAACCCATCACCCACGCCAATGCTCACCGTGTCGGTGCCCTCGTGTGTCTCTACCGGCAAATCGATCTGAGTGACAGTCGAAAATGCCTTGACACCCGTCACCTGAGTATCACCGTTCAGCGCAATCTTATCTGTCAGCGGCTCGCCGTCCACATCAGTGCCTTTGACTACTACGTTGCCAACAATCCCAGACGCATTGCCCTTGATCGTCACCACCCGCGGATAATCGGGCTGAGTGATCCCACTGGTCACGCTCTGCGCCTCGCTGGTCAATGGCACAGCTGCGTGCACTGCCGTTGCCGTACCCAGCGCCGGATGGATCTTATACTGCTGCGCGAACATGGGCACGATCCCCATTGATGGATGCCCGCCTTGTAGCAGATTGCGCGGGGTCAGCGCCCGGCTTGAATCCGATCCGGCCTTAGCCTCGGCGTCCGTTGCGATCTCGACCTTCCCCGCCACCGTCTCGCTCGCTGCGCTCACGTGCGTAGTGACAGCATCCGCCAGCGCCTTTGGCGTCACGGCGCGCTCTGTGTCCACTCCATTCTGCGCCTCAGCGCTTGTCGCCAGCTCCACTTTTCCGGCCACCGTCTCGCTCGCTGCGCTCACGTGCGTAGTGACAGCATCCGCCAGCGCCTTTGGCGTCACGGCGCGCTCTGTGTCCACTCCATTCTGCGCCTCAGCGCTTGTCGCCAGCTCCACTTTTCCGGCCACCGTCTCGCTCGCTGCGCTCACGTGCGTAGTGACAGCATCCGCCAGCGCCTTTGGCGTCACGGCGCGCTCTGTGTCCACTCCATTCTGCGCCTCAGCGCTTGTCGCCAGCTCCACTTTTCCGGCCACCGTCGTGCTCGCCTGCCCTACCAGCGTGGTGGCCGCAGCCGATAACCCCGCCGGCGTCAGCAGCTTATTGGCATCCGTCCCGGTTACTGCCTCGGTTGCGCTGGCCAGTTCCAGCGGTGCATACGTCCCATCGCCCTGCACCACCTCAACCACGTACTGATCAGCTCGCCCGCTCCCCACATGCCGTACTCGCGTGTCCTTGCCCATGATCGTCTCCTATTCGCGCCCATTCGCGCCGGATAATGTTTTATACTGCCCTGCCGCCGTCATCAGGTCGTCATACTCGTTTATGTACCGTATGTTCTCCTGAAATGCCCCCGCCCTGGCCCCAGCATCATAGGCCAGTTTGATCTGTGCGGTCAAAAACGCCCGCATCTGGCTCTGTGCATCCGTCCGACCGGTTTGTTTCCAGACGTTGAACACATACTCGGTCTTGCCACCCATCGCATACATCTGCGCCTTCAGCAGCTCGCCGTCCTGCTGTGCCTGCGCCGATCGGCGCTCAAATTCCTGCCGGCTGATCATATCCGCCCGTTTATGATAGTTTTCGGCTTCAGCCAGCGCCCCAGATGCCATGCCGCATCCCAACGCCGCCGTCTGCCAGTCCATGATCAGCCCATTCGCCAGTTTGTCGAAGTTCCGCTCCAGCATGGCCTGCTCGGTGCGCTCTTTTACTTTCCACAGCGCGCTATCCGCCTGTGCAAATTGCTCCCTCAGCGCGCTGATCCGCTCGTGAAAAATGTTTTTTGAGATCTGCATCTCGCCATCATAGGCATACCGCCGGCCGTGCCCAAAATCGTGGCTCGAGCATTTGACCGTCAATTGGATGCCCATCCCCAGCGCCAGGCCAACCCACCAGCGCCAGCATCCCAATTGGTAGTTGTACTCCGTGTTACTCTCTAGGTCCATCCCATAAATTTCGATCTCCCGGTATCCCCGGTATATCGCCAGCGCCAGCGCATAGGCTGCGCTCAGGTCAAACCACCCCTGCCGGTCAGGATATGGATTATCCGGCGCCTGGTGCCAGCTCATGTCTGCCCCGGGGATGTTGTGCATGATCGCCTCAATCGGGTAGCGTACACTGCACGGCACGTCTGGGTCAATATCCTGCATCCAGATCGTTTTTCCGTGCTGATTTTGCAGCCATTCCCAGTGATCGGCTGCCACCCAGTTGGTCAGGCTGCGGTACACCTCGGGCCGGTGCAGTTGGAACAGCGCATCCCAGCGCTTACCAGCCATCCAGGCCTGCTGCGGTGCCTCGTTGAACACCCAGATCTCATAGGTTGGATCATCGAATGGCGCATTGGCCCGGGTCTTGCTGTTAGAGCCCACAATCGCCAGACGTAACCGTTTTTCCTGTGAATTTTTCACAATTTCAGGCTCTAAAATATCCTGCATTGCCTTTTTCCTGCTCATGCCGGCATCCTCGCAATTTCAACACGTAAAGATTCATCCAACACATTCCCCATGTGCCGGGTATACCGTTTGCACGTCGTCAGGCGCAGCAATCCCGCTGCATTGATCGCCGCATCAAACGGTTTTTCTCGTACCATCGCCGCCCGCTCCCAGGTTGCCAGCGGGATCAGCCGGTCATTGATGCACACAAACTGGCAATGCTGGCTCTGTGCATAGGCCTGCATCCCGTTATATGTCACCCGGATATCGTTCTCTCGGCTCATCGCAGTTAAGAACTGGCTGGCGCTCTTGCCAACGATCCCAATCGAGCTGGCAAAATCCAGCAGCTCGTGTGTCGGGATAAATTTACCTATTTCAACCACCGCTTCACGGCTGGCCCAGGCCTCAGTAGCGCTTAGGTCCTGTCGCTGTGGCGTGCGCACCGGCCACCCGCTCACCGCGCCCACGTTGGGAAAGTCTTTCAGCAGCATCACCTGGGGCTCCAGCCAATCTGGATAAAACAACATATCATCGTCACTGAATGCGATCACCGTCCCCGCCGGAAACATGCGCAGAATGCTGGCCCGCGCGCTGGCCTTGCCTACGTTTGGCCCTGCCACCAGGTAATCTGGCCGGTACACATCCACCAGCCAATCGATCAGCGCCTCGCAGCTCCCGTTATCCCATACCAACACCGGCAAATCGATGCCGGCGTTTGCGCGCAAACTGGACAGGCACGTCTGTATGATCGGCATCCGCTCTGCATGGTAGCCCTGCATGTTCGGCAGGTGGGTAACTACCACTGCCACCATGCCAGGCAGCGCGGCACCAGATTTGCTTAGGTTTGGATTATGCCCAACCCTCATAACGTTTCTCGCTTCATCGGTTTTGGCTGGCAGGCCTGTCCGTGCGCCTGCCAGCCTCCACCCAGTACTGCATCGGTTTACGAAGCGGCACTGATCATAGTAGTTTGCTTGTAGATCGGATCGATGAACCCGATCACCGCGCCTGTCGATGCCGAGTACGA